CCCGCTGGAAGTGCTCCTCCTCGAGACGCTCGCGCTCCTTAACGTCCCAGAAGCTGTCACTACTGCGCGCCGGCATTCGGTGCTCCTCGCATCGCCTCGCCCTTCACGCCGCCCTCGCCGCGGTCGGTCTCGTTGTTTCGTACCTTCGGAGAGTCGGGCTCTTGGCCGGGGCCCGCGGCGCCGCCGACCGGGGATCCGTTGCTGCTGCCGGCACCGCCCTTCATGAGCCCCATCTGCGTGCCGATCTGCGCCATCTGCATCATCATGTCTTCTTGCTTCATCTGGCGCAGCTCGAGCGCCTGCATGTGATCCATCACGTGCGCGCGAGCGCGGGCGGCCGTGCCGGCTGAAGTCTTTTCCAGCTTCGCGAACCGCTCGCCGCTGATCTCTTCCATGTGCGCGAGGATGTGGCGCATGTCGTTGTCGTCAGGCTTGCGCGCCGGCACGTTGCCATGGTACCAAAGCTCGTGCTCCTTGGTCGGCGTGAGCAGGTTGATCTCGTTCGGCAAGCTGACGATCTCATCGACGTTGCGGATGTCGAAACCATGTTCGAGCACCATCGCGAACAGCTTCGGCATCTTGATCGCCTCGGGGCCGTACATCTGGTTGATGATCGGCGCGCGGTCGAGCAGGTTCACGAGCTGCTGCACCTGCGTCATCTTGGTCGTCAGCTTGTGGCTGGCCAACGGCTGCACGAGGAATCGACCGATGATGTCCTGGGGCCGAATCTCGTAGCGATCATGGAAGCGTAATCCCATCGGGCCCAGGTCTCGAACCACGCGCGAGTAGCTCATGAACTGCTGATTGTTCCAGGCCATCTGGTTGAGCATCGGCATCTCGACCTCTTGCTCGTAGCTCTCCAGCATCGGCAACAGCCGCAGGTTTGCTTCGTCGATCTCGCTGGTGTGCTGCGTCGCCGTCTTGTTGCCGCCGAACGGATCCTTGGCCCCCATCGAAGGCGACGTCGATCCGGTGGTCTCGCGGATGTCCACCGTCAACACGTTCTCGGCCTTCAACGCGCTGTCACTGACCTGCGGGATGTGCAGCGGCGCGATCGACTTCTCGATGTCAGGCACCCTGATCGCGTGCCCAGGCTCGATGATGAGCTGGCCGGAAGGGATGTTCGCGTCGTCGGAGATCATCCACATCGGATTCGCTTCGAGCTGGGTCGCGGCCATGAGCAGGTTGCGCTTCATGTCCTTCTCCATGCTCAGCCGCGCAATCATTTCCAGCGTACCGATGCCGTAGAACTCGTCTTCCAGGCTGATCGGACGCCACGCCTGGTACGGCTTCTGCTGATGCCAGAACGGGCAGACCGTGACGCGCACGACCAGCTTCAGACTGCCCGGCTCGATCATGACGACATTGCAGATCCTGGTCGTGTAGTTGCCCTTGTCGTTCTTGATGACCAGCGGGCCCCACCAGTCGAGCACCTCGTAGTGCGGGATGTGAGGAGCCCAGCTCGCTTCACGAGGATCGAACACTCCGTAGCTGTAGCTCTTCCGCTCCTTGAACTCATCGCCAAACGTCGTGTCTCTGCCGCCAGCGTAATCCTTCAGGGCCTCGAGATTGATCCAGTGACCAAGCTCGCCCATCTCCTTGACCTTGTAGTCGGCCCAGCCACTGCGGTCCGCTGCCCATTCCGCTTCCTCGATCGAGCTAGCGTTCGGGCTCGTCAGGAAGTCGAAGATCGAAACGTTCTGTACGTCGTTGCCATCGAAGATCAACTCCTGCTGCGTGATCTTGCCAAGCTCCAGCTCGGTCGTTCCAGGCATGTTCGGGTTCGGGACACGCTTGGCGGTCCGGTAGGTCATCTCCCCGATCTCCTGCTTCCAGTAGGTCTTCTGGATCGCAGTGCCGTAGATCAGGCCGTCACGAACGAATCGACTTGCCTTGGACTTGAAGTTGCACTTCCGCAAATGATCACGGCAGAGCATCTCCTGCATCGTTGCGGCAGGATCGTGCTCCTCGTGCTCGCCGAACATCTTGAACCACCGATCCGTCGCGAACAGCGTCCGCATCAACTTGGGGTGATGCGTCTCGATCGCCTTGAAGGGCTCCGGGCTGTGCAGCCGGTTGCGGCCGTAGGTGAACGTGTCGAGTGACTCGCCTCGGTAGAGCCGATAGAGGATCAGCCACTTGTTGCGCAGAAACTCCATGACGTTGAACACGTCCTTGAGCCCCGCATCGACTGCGGCCCTGGCCTGCTCGACCACGAAAGGATCATCGGCCAGATTCGAAAAGCCAACACTCTCCTCGTACAGGCGCGCTTTCTGCGCCGCATCGGTGCCATCCGTGAACGCTGACTCCGTCAGCTCGTAGGGCCCACGGACCGGCTCGGTGTTCGCACGCCGGCTGAACTTGCCCATGCCGCGTTGAGCCTGCCCGCCTATTCCCGTCCTCGGGTTCGGCGGCGAAGCCGGGGTCATGGAGTTGCCGAGCTGCGTGCGATCGCTCACCTAGATGATCCTCTTCCCATCTTCGTAAACGGGTTGATCTCCTCGATACGGTCGAAGTCGCTCGACTCCATGAACATCTTGACCGTGCGCTTCTGGTTGACTTGCTCCTCGGTCGGAACAACCTCCGGCGAGTCTTCTTGCTTCGTCTTCATCAGCCACCTCCAACACGTCGTAGACCGGACCTTCCCAGCCGGGCCAAAGTTTGACCGTGCCAGGATGCTGCGCATTGAACCACCTCAGCCATGACAGCGCACGCTCCGGATCCGAATAGAAGCTACGCTTCCTGGTCGCCGGGTTCTCGAGCCCGAAGAAATAACCAGTCCCTGAAGCCAAGGTGAAACCCAGACAGTAGATCGGCGAGCACCCCATCAAGTGCGCTGTCTGGACCATGTAGCACAGCGAATTGCCTCCGGGGTGGTAGGGACTCGTGAACGACTTCGGCATGAACGGCGCCGTGTGCGCTCGCGCCATCGACCCCTTCTGTGTCCGGACTGTCGGCTTCGCCTTCTCGATCGAGATCTCGGCTACCGACCACCGACGCTGCCCCACCATACGCAACGCCGCGCTGCCAGCTACCGAGTAAGGACCACCGCCGAAGATGTGCTTGCTGGCTACGACAACCATGGAGACTGGACATCCAGCGAGTCGCTCTCGCTCGGACTTCCAGACTTCGAGATCAACGACATGCCATACGCTGGGGACCAACGCCCGGAGGGTCCAATTGCTTCCGATGACGATCTCTCCAGAAGCCACTTGCAGTCCTGCGGAGTCAGCCAGTCCGCCGGCTCCCCCAAGAAGGAATGCGGGCCTTCCTGATCCGATCCCCGCAAGCCAACTCGGATCAGAACCTCGGCCGCGCGGTGCTTGTAGCTGTGCCGCTTTGAAATCAGGTAGGAGCATGCTTGTCCGATCGCCTCGGCTTCCTCGAAATGATTGATGTAGTAGAGCACGAGTTCGGCGAAGTGATTAGGCCCAGATGCCCGTGGCGCCATCGGAAACATCCTGGCCAGCTCGCTGCGGTGATCGTCGCTGACGACCAGCGTGCCACAGGCTGCCATCTCGAAGAAGCGCGGGTTCACGTGAGCAGCCGGAAGGTTGCCATCGTTCCAAAACCCCGTGCCCTCTCGGGCCGGCATCTGCTGGCACAGCGTCAACCCTTCCGGAACATCCATCGCCTTCTGGCGGCCTAGCACTCGCCGCTTGAAACACTCCATCGTGATCGCTGGGTCACGATGCACGTTGAGGCCAACAAGGCATCCAGCGTAGTGCTTGGGGTGACTCTTCACCGGGATCCATTTCGGATCCCGCTTGCCGACCGTCTTGAAGAACCGGATGTCGGCGCCCTCCACGAGTCTCTGAATCGGCTTGAACCACTGCGGTCTAGGTGTCAGCGTTGCATTGCCGAGAAAGAATGCTGGAACCTCGCGCTCGTCATAATTGCGGTATTCGAAGTGGTCCGAATCGACTCCCGGCGGTAGGTAGTAAACATTCGTGCGATCCTTGCGAGACCTGCGGTGAGCATCCATCGTGCACGGATCCATCGTGAACACGTGCTTGAAGCGAGGGCTGTAGCGGGTCGTCTCTCCAGACTCGTAGGGCTCGTCGCACAGGTAGACCGCCGTTCGGATGCCTTCCTTGTGCAGCCGCGAGAGGAACTCGCGGTTACTCGCAGCACGGCCATGATGGCACCAGACCAGATCTGGCTTCCATTTCGCGATCTGCTCTCCAAACGACTTGGCCGTCCCAGGCATCGTTCGGCTGCGGTACGGTGACGAACCGCCGCTGCTGATCCGTCGCAATGGATTGACGTCGAAGACCTGGACGACACAGCCGATCTGCTCGAAACCTTTCGTCCAACCGATGCGATAGTCGTCGCTGTAGATCAGGCCCGAATCATCGGCGATCGCTATCCTGGCTGGTTCTGATGCACCGACTGTGCGCGCCAAAGCTCGTGCTCCTTGTGTTCCTTGGTGATGTAGCGGATCCCGGATGCCGACCAAGCCGAGCCGCCATTCGACATCACGAATCGCGACCAGAAGGTCACTGGATCCACCGCCCCGAACGGCAGCGTCTTCTTGGCGAAGGCGGTCTGCAAGATCGCGAACCGACACCCTACGGGTGCGGGATTGTTGTGTGCCCGCTTCATCGGATGGAGCGTCGTGCTCTGCGTGTTC